TGGAAAACGCCACCACTGATCTGGCCGTGGTGCAGGCCGAGGCCGCTCAGGCCGAACGCGCCCGCATTTCGGACATCACTGCCCTGTGTGACAAGCACGGCATGGCAGATCTGGGCCGGCAGCTGGTTGAGTCTGGTCGTTCGATCGACGAGGCTCGCGCTGCTGTGCTCGACAAGCTCAACATTCACCAGGAGCCCGTGACCATGCAGGCCGCCGACATTGGCCTCAGCGACAAGGAAAGCCGCAGCTTCTCCTTTATCCGCGCCATCAACTTCCTCGCCAACCCTACCGATCGCTCTGCCCGTGAGGCTGCAGCGTTCGAGATCGAAGCATCTGAAGCTGCTGCTGCAAAGCTCGGCCGTCAGTCCCGCGGCATCACCATTCCCCAAGAGGTGCTGCGTCGTGATTTGAACGTCGGCGCTGCTACCGCCGGCGGCAACCTGGTCGCTACCGATCTGGATGCCGGCAGCTTCATCGATCTGCTGCGCAACGCTTCCGCCCTGGATCAAGCTGGCGCCACCGTGCTGACCGGCCTGACCGGCAACGTCGCCATCCCCCGCCAGTCGGGTGCTGCCACTGCCTACTGGGTGGCTGAGAGCGGTTCTCCCACCGAGAGCCAGCAGACCGTGGATCAGGTCAGCCTGACCCCCCGCACCTGCGCTGCTTACACCGACTACAGCCGCCGACTGATGATTCAGTCGAGCATCGACGTTGAGAACATGGTCCGCAACGACCTGGCTCGCGTGATCGCGCTGAAGATCGACTATGCCGGTCTCTATGGCACCGGCGCCAGCAGTGAACCCCTCGGCCTCAAGAACACCACCGGGATCGGCACCGAGGACTTCGCCGCCGACACCCCGACATTCGCTGAAGTGGTCGCGCTTGAGAGCGACGTGGCAACCGCCAACGCACTCATGGGCAGCCCTGTCTACCTGATGAACGCCACCATGCGTGGCGGTCTGAAGACCAAAGCCAAGGATGCAGGCTCTGGCCTGTTCGTCATGGAAGGCAACGAGGTCAACGGCTACCGCGGCGTGCTGTCCAACCAGGTGGCATCTGGCGATCTGTGGTTCGGCAACTTCGCTGACCTGATCATCGGCTACTTCTCGGGCCTTGACCTGATGGTTGACCCCTACACCCACAGCACCTCTGGCACTGTCCGTGTGGTGGCCATGCAGGATGTGGACATTGCCGTCCGCCATCCTGAGTCCTTCAGCCGCGGCAACAACACCCTCTGATCATGTTGATCAAGGTCCTACGGCAAACAGTGCTGGCGGGGCAGGTGGTCAGAATCGGGGATGTTCTTGAGGCATCCCCCTCTGATGCCAAGATCCTGATCGGCATTGGCAAAGCTGTGGAGGCCATCGAAGCGGTGGCCGATATGGTTCAGGAGAATCCTGAGCCGACCCGCAAACCAACAACCCCCAGACGGAGGGCTAAGTCATGACCATTCACAATCTTGGGTCGAAGACCACAATCCTCGGGCTTCTGCGCAATGACGTTCTGGCTGCCACTGGCACCGGTTCCGCCATTGACCTGCAGGGCTACGAAGGCGACATGGCTGTCCTGCTGGACGCCGAAGCCGGCGGCGCTGGCATCACCTACGCCGTCAAGCTGACCGAATCCGACACCTCGGGCGGCACCTACACCGACGTGAGCGGTGGCGCATTCACCACCACCACGGCCAACACTGCATCACTGCAGAAGATCTACGTCAACGTGACCAACCTGAAGCGTTACGTCAAGGTCTCCGCAACCGTTGCAGGTGGCACTGGCGCTGGTGCTGTTGCAGTGATCGGCCTGGCTTCGGCTAAGTACAGCTGATGGCCTTTACGGAGGATCTCGGCATCTTCCTGGCGGACTTCGGCGTCAGCTGCACAGCTGGCGCCGTTACCGCTTTGGGCATCCTTGACATGCCCAGCCAGGTGCTGGCCAATGGCATGGTGCTCAGCACTGACTACACACTGACTGCCAAGGCTTCTGACTTCGGCACATTGACCCGCGGCAGCTCGATCACGGTTGATGCTGTGGCTTACACGGTGCGGGAGGTGATGCTGATGGATGACGGACAGATCGTTCAACTCGGACTGCAGAAGACATGAGCACGATCCTGGGCGGCAACGCAGACCGGCCGCAAAACATCCACACATTCGAGGCGATCACCGACACGACTGGTTCAAGCGCATCGATCGAGTGCGATGGCACGGTGATCACCACGTTCGACAAGATCGCCGGTGGCCAGATCACCTATCACCTGCAAGGGTCGATGAACGGGACGGACTGGGCGAACATGGATGAGGCCAAGACCAAGGACGTCGGCAACTACATCCACACCTACTACGGCTACGCGGTGCGATACCTGCGACTGGATGTGACCGCTAGCGGTGCCGGCCGTAGCATCACGATGACGGTCTGCTGCGATTCATGACGACCCGCCGCGAGACGATCCTGGCAGCCGTTGCGTCAACGCTGGCGGGCACCACCGGTGTGAGCACGCGGATCTATCGCAGCCGCGTCGAGCCGCTCACCAGAGGCGAAAGCCCGGCGCTGGTGATCGAACCCATCAGCGACACCGCTGAACAACTCACCAGCCTGCCGATGCTGGACTGGTCGTTGACGGTGCGGATCGCCGTGATTGTGCGGGGCAACATCCCCGACCAGCTGGCAGATCCCACCGTTGAGAGCCTGCACGCCAAGCTGATGGCAGACCTGACCCTGGGCGGCTACGCGATCGACATCCAACCGCAGGCGGTCAACTTTGAAATGGTCGAGGCGGATCAACCTGCAGGCGTCATCACCTGCGACTATCTGATCCGGTATCGCACCACTGTCGCTAATCTGGCCACAGCGTAGTGGCTACGATGGTGGACGAATACCACGGCCAGGGCGGCTCGTACGCGCTGGATCCGAAGACCGGCAAACGCAAGCTCATCGAGCGGACAGAGCCGGCGCAAAACCCCAGCCTTGAGGTATTGACTAATGCCGCTCCTGACCCGCAAACGCCTGATCCTGGCGAAAGCTGAATCGACCTACGGCACCGACAGCACCCCTGCCGGCTCTGACGCGGTGCTGGTGCGCGATCTGAGCATCACGCCACAGCAGAGCGAGACGGTCGATCGGCAGCTGATCCGTCCGTACCTGGGCGCATCGCAGCAGCTGCTGGCGAACACCCGCGTCGAAGTGACCTTTCAGGTAGAGCTGGCCGGCTCGGGCACCGCTGGTACCGCTCCGCGGTTTGGTTCAATCCTCAAGGCGTGCGGATTCAGCGAGACGGTCGTTGCATCCACAAGCGTCACCTATGCCCCGGTCAGCAGCAGCTTCAGCTCAGTCACGCTCTACTACAACGTCGATGGCGTGCTGCACAAGGTGACCGGCTGCCGCGGCACCTTCACGATCAATGGCACCGTTGGTGAGATCCCCTACATCGAGTTCACGATGACGGGCATCTACAACGCCCCGACCGATACCGCTGCACCCAGTACGACCTATAGCAACCAGGCCTCGCCTCTGGTGTTCAAGCAGGGCAACACCAGCAGCTTCCAGCTGTTGAGTTATGCCGGCTGTCTGCAGTCGGTTGAACTGAGCATCGGCAACGAGGTTGCCTATCGCGAGCTCGTCAACTGCACCAAAGAGGTGCTGATCACCAACCGGGCCGTTACTGGCACCCTCATGATTGAAGCGGTGACCATCGCGACGAAGGATTATTTCGCCGCAGCACTGACCGACAGCACTCTGGGCAACCTGCAGTTCACCCATGGCACCACTGCAGGCAACCGCGTCGTCATCAGCAGCTCGACGATCGACATCGGCGATGTGAGCTACGACGATTCCGATGGGATCCAGATGCTGTCGATTCCTGTTGTTGCAGTTCCTGGCAGCTCAGGCAATGATGAGATCAGCATCGCGTTCACCTGATCGATCTGCATGGCCTTTGTCCTAAAGCAATCCGTCACCTACTCATGGCCGGTACCCTTCCGGGTGCCGACCGATGGCGGCAAGTACGACAAGCAGTCCTTCGACGCTGAGTTCAAGCGGCTGCCGCAGACACGGATCAACGAGATTCAGGCCGAGGTGCAGGCTCGGATCAAGGCTGCTGAACGCGGCGAGGCGTTCGAGTCCGACATCTCGGACATCTCAATTGCTGATGAGGTGCTTGCCGGCTGGGCCGGGGTGGTTGATGACGAAGGCGAAGAGGTGGCGTTCACGGCCGCCAGCAAGGCGCAACTGCTCAATATCCCAGGCCTAGCCGGGTCAATCATCGAAGCGTATTTCGAGAGCGTCTCAGGCCGCAAAGCAAAAAACTGATCGAGGCTGCGCGGCATTGGCTGACTGGTGGTGTGATCGACCAGTCAGCTGATGACGCTGCAGCCTTCGGCATTGACATCGGAGAGCCGGCGCCGCCTGAGCATTTCGAGGTTGAGCCTGACGCGTGGGATGCGGTGCAGATGTTCCTTCGCTGCCAGACGCAATGGCGCACCGGGCCAGGCGGTGTGATCGGCCTTGATTATCTGGCGCTTGAGATGGCGTTTAGACTGTATGGAGCATCGGATCCTGCCGCCATGTTGGAGGACATCCAAGTCATGGAAGGCGAGATCCTGTTGACTGCACAGAAGGAGGCCAGCTGATGGCGCTCAACATGGACGCAGCCGTCAAGATCAAGGCCAGCGTTGACGGACTGCAAGAGATCAGCAGCCTCGAGCGCAGCCTGAAGGGCGTCGAGGGTCAGGCATCACGGACTGCTGGTGTGATGGGCCGGATGCGTGGCGCAGCCAGTGGCCTGAGCGGTGCGCTCGGTAGCATCCTCCCCGCGGTTGGCGTGGCTGGCATTGCAGCCCTGGGCAAGCAGGCGATTGATGCAGCCGACAACCTGAACGATCTGAGCCAGCGCGTTGGCGTCGCAGTGCCGACGCTTAGCAAGTTTGGCGCGGCAGCAGAGGACAGCGGCAGCAGCATCGAAGAAGTCGCCAAGGCGATGGGCAGGCTGTCGAAGGGCATCGTCGATCCTGCGTCCAAGGCAAACGAAGCGCTGAAGTCGATCGGCATCAGCTCAACCGACGCATCGGGCAAGGTGCGCAGCGTTGACGCGATCATGCTCGACCTGGCCGACAAGTTCGCCAAGATGCCCGATGGCGCAGCAAAGACTGCCCTGGCGATGGAACTATTCGGCAAGTCAGGGATGAACCTGATCCCGATGCTGAACGGCGGTCGTGATGCGCTCAGCGAATATGCCGCCACCATCGACACCGAGATGGCGCAAGCTGCTGATCAATTCAACGATGCGCTGAATGCCGTCGCGCGCAGCTTGGCCGGACCGTTCAATCAAGCTGTCACGGCGCTGCTGCCGCTGATCACGCAAATGGCCAATGCCATCGCTGGATTGGCGGAGGCGTTCGCCAAACTTCCCGCACCAGTGCAGGGCTTTGTCGGTGGCATCGCTGCCCTGGCCGCTGCGTTCGTCGTGCTGGCCCCTGTGATCACCGCTGTTGTCTCGGCAGTCACTGCCCTTGGCCCCGTGATCGCCGGCATCTCTGGCGCGCTCAGCGGCCTTGGTGCCGTGCTTGCTGGCGTGTTCAGCGGGCCTGTTGGATGGGTGGCGCTGGCAATTGCTGCAGGTGCAGCCATCTATGCGTTCCGCGACAACATCGCAGACGCGTTCCGCACGATTGGATTTGCGCTGAGCGAGGCAGCCAAGGCGTTCAAAACTGCATTCATCGATCCCGTGACCGGGTTCC